GGGTGTCATACCAATTTTTTCCTTTCGCTGCCATAATTTTTAAATTTGTGAAGAAGACGGGAATCGAACCACGTGGCACAAGGGCTTTCTGTCCCTTTGCTCTACCGTCTGAGCTACTTCTTCATGTAGAATAAAGGTCGGAGTATTTTATAATCCGACCTTTATAAATTAGATTATTCCAAGTTCAACCATCGCCTCTTCAGCAAATTCCATTATAATACTGGTATCAACTTCATCTGTTGTGTTGATGAATTCGTCTCTCAAAGAATCTTCGTCAATACTTGGGACGATTACACGACCCTCAACTTCAATTGTCACCACATCATTAGCATCTAATGAATTAACCATTTCGTCAAAGATAAACGAGTTAACTTTGTTGGTATAACTAATCAAGAAGTCTTCAAGTTGTTCTCTTGTGAACACGATATCCGCTTCTTCAACAACGATGCCAGCTTCAGACTGAATATCATTTATTTGTGATTGGATTTCTTTTAATTTCTCAATCAACTCAATGTTTTGATTTTTATTTTTCTTAGCCATATTATTCTTTTTTTGTTTTTATTTCTTTTACAAATATACATCTAATTTTTGGTTATATCAAATTATCTAACCAAACTTACAAAACCTTTTTGATAATGGGGTGTTCCGTATTCATCACGGTAATACATCTTCCAAGTGTAGATACCTGACTCACAGTAGTACCCACTATTATTTACGTTACCAGTCCAATATTGTGATGGTGATTCAATCACACAAACAAGTTGACCCCATTGAGTATAAATCTCCATTCGTGGATTATATACATTGGTTCCCTTGAAACTGAATATGTCGTTGAGCCCATCATTGTTCGGTGAAAACGAATTGGGGACATATAGTTTGTGACAAGCCTTTGTACTGATAGTTAAAGATGCGGTGTCGGTACTGCATCCATTGGAATCAATACCATACACCTGAATCAAATAACTATCGGTGGTATCATACCAAGTTAGTGATATGTCATTATCAGATTCAACTTGTCCAACACTATCAACCGACCAGTAATAAGTTACATCGTTTATATCCTCAACAGAATAATTGTGTGTCTTAAACTCAGAACACATATCAAGTACATTACCATCGTGTGTTATCGTTAGTGGTAAAGTATCACATTGGGAAAATACAAACGAAGGGACAAGTAATAATAAAAATAAAAGTTTTTTCATAAGACATTAATAATATACAATAGACCACATAAAGTCAAAAAAAGTTGAGGTCGGAGTTGGATTTGAACCAACGTTAATGGTTTTGCAGACCACCTCCTGAGCCACTCGGACATCCGACCTTTTAAATTGTACCCCCTGTAGGACTTGAACCTACACGTCTTTAAGACAATGGTTTCTAAGACCATCCTGACTACCAGTTCCAGCAAGGGGGTAAATAAGCGGAAGAGATAGGACTCGAACCTACACATCAGTTTCCCGATACCGGTTTTCAAGACCGGGGCGATACCAATTACGCTTTACTCTTCCAAGTTCCCCACCCTGAGATTATGGTGAGTAGTTGTATCGGTTTTCTATTTCTTAAAAACCTGCTGGGCATCCCCGTTAAAAACATCCAACACTACTGGGAGAGAATGTGTCTATCTCTTTATCCCACGATGTCCCACTCGCGCCGTAGACATTCTGCGGAATCATTGGTAAAGTCTTGATTCAAAGACTCTGAGTATCTCTTACTCATTGTAGTCAAAACAGGACTCGAACCTGTATTTACACTTTACTTGTATTAGCTGTGTCCGATGGATTGGGTATCAATACGTTTCCCTCACCACCTGCTCTTATCCATTAGAGCTACCTGACTATGTTACTATCAGCTCTTTAGCATTCTACTTCCAGACTCCACTAAAAGTGGCACGAACTTGTATCTAACTTAGCCCCACGTGACCTGTACGGGTACTAAAGTTTACTAATAGTTGAGGATGAGAAGTCCTCTGTGTTGTGTCATAACTGGATGACCTACCAACTAATTCCTTTCTCAAGGGAACAACACAATATTTTATTCTCAAACATTTGGTGTGAAACGTTCTGCTGCCTCCTTGTAGATAGACATTTGAGTCATCATCAAGTGAGCATATACATTACCACCAACTATATCGTTAACCATTTTACATTTCTCTCTAACAATACCTTCTGTACGGACAAAACCTTGTGGACCATCTTCTTTCATTTCTCTAACCGCTTGAGCCAATTCCAAGTCAGTCATATCAGAGAATACTTTTGTTACTGCGTTTTCCATAGTTTGTTATTTTGATTTGACAAATCTACGGCAAAAATCCTCTCAAACAAAATTTATTTTTTGAAATATGATTTAATCTTCATCCAAACTATGTCGGGGTAATTATACACCCACCAAAAAAACCAATATATCTTTTTCATAATTTTAATTTGTAGTCAGAACAGGACTTGAACCTGTACGATGTATTTCTCTTACATCTCGGAATTAATGGCCTCATAGAAATATCTCTTTCTATTAGCTTACTTGTTGCGTCTACCATTCCGCCACCTGACTATATTTTATAATTAAAAAACTATCTGTGTCAATGAATAACCAACAACAATAACACCAAAAATGTAAATAATCATAGGGTCAAATGGATAACACCCTTTTTCAAGCTCTTGATGAAATTTTTTAAGTATCTTCATAATTTTTAATTTTTGTAGTCAGAACAGGATTCGAACCTGCCATCCGTTCTATCACCGTTTCTAGTGGGATTCGAACCCCGATAGATAGGACTGACCAACACCTGACTATGTAAAAACACCCTACTTTATCCAACTTACAGGTGTTATGGCTGTCCTCATTTCTGAGTTAGGAATAAACTGTCTTGCTCCCCTCGTGATGGGTCTTACCGACATTAGTAGTCAACTAGAAGGTAATATATATACAAACCTTCAACTCTTCCCTATGGTTATCACACCATTTCTCATCGTATGGGACGTACTATCTGATGATTAGTCAGAACGTGTAGTCAGAACAGGATTCGAACCTGTATGATGGTTGCTTTAAGTTTTTTTTCACTGTACTTCCCATCTAAGCTAGCGTCTACCATTCCGCCACCTGACTGTATGTGGGCTACCCTCCTTTCGTCGCAACCGCCCACCCGTTGTGATTTCAGATTGTAGTCAGGACAGGATTCGAACCTATAATCTCCCTCGTTTTCCATGGGGTGTTTCCAATTACACCACCTGACTATGTTGTAGGACCCGCACCCTACACTGAACTTGTACTTCGTTCTATTAAGCGTTTACGTAAAAGACCTACACTGGTACGCTCTTCAGCGTTGTAGGTACTTTAGTAGTCAGGGCCGGACTCGAACCGGATAAGCGACCTTACTTCTAATGATATCTCCAAGTGTCGAGAACCACTAACTCTCAGGATTTGGGTCCGTCCCTCATTACGCCCACCTGACTAATTATTTTACCACTTCATCCCAATCTGATACAACAAACTTCAAATCCATCCATCCATCTACTTCACCCTCTCTATATTCAGCAATGAATCCTCCAGTTGACACGGTTGTCTTTTCCTCAATAGCCATTTTCAAAAGTCGTCTTGCTTCCCCTCTTAATTCATATTTTTCAGGTACCCCAAGGCTACCATTACTATTAGCCCATTTCCAATTAAGGAATACCATTACCTTATGAACTTGGTCAAAGTCAAAGTTATCCATTATGTTGTCAAGAGCGTCTTGTTGTTTTGGTGTCATATCTTTATCGTTTTGTGATTACAAATATATGGCGAAGTTCCTGTCAGTCCAAATTTTCTTTTGACTTTTCACTGAAATCTATATCATACATTCCAGCTTCCTCGTTGTGTTTCATTAATTCAATAAGTCCCCTCTTTGAAACAATCTTACCCGCATCGTTATCAAAGATACTATCCCATATCATCTGAAATGGATAGATTAGTGTTTTCCAAAGTGTTTTCATTTTAAAAATTCATTTTAAATTGGTTACCTATATTACTATTGTTAGTCCAAATTACTTCAGAAGTTTTACGTCTTTGTCCTTGTAAATTTTTTAATGGTTTAAAATCCATCCAAGTAGCCTCACTATTTTCACAAACAATTACTTGCCCTTCACGTTCTAAAACCCATTTTCTTAGTTCATCATAATCAATGTTGCTATTACCATGTTTATAATATTTTCCTCCATTACCTTGATATGGGGGGTCTATAAACCAAGTAGCGGTTTGATTTTCAATATCTTTATAGTCACCACACAAAATAGTCCAGTGTCTTATTTTATTAACATCATTTGATAATCTAAATCTATTTTTTTCGTGCCAAATATTAAATTTACCAACTGAACGTTTTGGTTGAGCCGAACTCGGATTACAAAAAAACGAAATTAAATCTTTTTGAACTTCACTTAAATGACTGAATTCATCGTCACGTAATGTCTGACCAGTATTTATTAAAGGTAAAGAAAGAATTTCCTCACTTGATGCATTTTTTAAATAATTCCAAATATCAATTATTTTTTTATCCTTATCTAATATTATGACATCTTTAGTGTAATTTTTTAAAGAATATACTGCAGAACCTGCAAATGGTTCAATTATTAAATCATGTTTTGGTTGTGGATAATATTTAAAAACTTTTTCTTTTCTTCCGTAATAATAAAACATTCTTACTTAAACTTTTTGTTGATTCGATTTATGATTTCAGATTTACTGTAAACATCTGAATTCTCGTTAAGGTCATAAAACTCCTTAGCCACTTGTTTGTGATTAATATAATGAAAATCAACTTTAGTATTTTTATAAGAAGTTTCCATTAACTCTTTAAATTTTTTAACATAATTTTCTTGTGTACCAACAATATAACAAGGACATTTAGTTTGTAAAGACGACATTCTACTCATACCACTATCAACACCTGTACTATGTTCCACTTCAAATGCTTTGATAGGGTTACCGTCACTATCAATCCAAATACAATCAATATCATCAGCACGTGTGTTGATACCATTAAAATCGTTAACTAAAATATCAGAAAACTCTTGACCAATTGTTTGATTGTTTTTAACCCTTTTGTTTCTATCACTGTTTGGAATATAAACATTAAATCCACAAAACTTAGCAATACCTGTTAATTCATATTGAATTGTTGTATGAATATCTTCAGTTCTATGAACCGAATCTTTTTTATATTGAGGTTTATAGTTAGGGTCAGTTATCATTGATAGTTGAGCATCTTGTAATAAACCATCGATATAATAATAATGCTCACCTGTAGTTGGGTCTGTTCTATATTTCATATCAAAATGCGCTAAGTATTTTGATACTCCTTTACCTATTTCTAAATTATCTTGCCTTTTACGTATAAAAGTTAACCCAGAACGTCTACTACCCTGAATACTATCCAAAGATGAAGGTCCTGTACCCTCTGAATTTAATCCAAAAAACTCAGGAAATATTTTATATTGAGCATCAACTTTAGTTTTAAGATAACTGTCCGAAGTATATTCACCATTTTTACTTCTTTTTGTAACTTCAGCACCAATTAAGTATGTTAAGGCTTCTGTTTGTGTGTTAAGTTTCATTGTTTTTATTTTTATTTATCAATCAAATATAATCAAAAATTTAGAATAAACAAAATAAGTTGTCCCTGATGGATTCGAACCACCATTATCTGAACCAAAATCAGATGTCCTGCCATTAGACGAAGGGACAATGGAGTGTAGTGGGGCTGCAGTCCCCTGAGGCACCTACACAAGTTACTCCTCTTTAGCGGCTCCAACGGGATTCGAACCCGTACCACACGGCGTGACAAGCCGGCATTGTAGCCATTCAACCATGGAGCCAAAAGAGCGGGTTGGGGTAATCGAAACCCCATCTTCACTTTGGAAGAGTGACATAATGAGCTGTTATACGAAACCCGCTAATAAAAAAACCCACTTCGTCAGATTAACGGACTGACTGCCATATAGGAGGTGGGGTTTGTCCTGTTAATTCAGGACCTCGTGGGGTGAGTGGGAATCGAACCACACATCTTCGGTTTTTCAGACCGACGCGAACTGACCGCCTGCGCTATCACCCCATTGTTGTCTAAGTGGTAGGATTCGAACCTACGAAAATCCTGGTCCCAAACCAGGCGGGTATAACCATCTGCCCGACACCTAGAAATTAAGTTCTCACGGTTGGACTCGAACCAACGACCTTTTGTGTATCAGACAAACGCTCTAAACCACCTGAGCTACGTGAGAATGTTAGAGCCTCCTGTCGGAATCGAACCAACGACCTACTGATTACAAATCAGTCGCTCTGACCTGCTGAGCTAAGGAGGCTTATTTTATTACTTTATAATTTGAAAATTCTAATATTTTAATACACCATTCAATTAACTCTTCCGGTGTTAAATCACCTTTCATTTGATTAACAATAGGATGTGTAATACCTAAATTATCAATAGAGTTATTACCTCCACGGCTAACGGGTATTATGTGGTCTAAATGATAATCACCTTCAAATAAATTTATATTAATACCTGTCAAATAACATATTGTATTTTCATTAAATTTTTCTATAATATCTAACCAAGTAAAATTTAAGTCATAATCTTTATTAACCCGACCTTTAATATCGTTGTCTCTTTTATTGAATTTTCTAACGGATTCTTTTTTATATCTTAACTTCCGATATTTGAATCTTTCCAACTTTTCAACTATTTTATTTTCCCTCCTTTTTTTTGTTCTGTTTTTTGTTTTTTCTTTTTGACCATTACCACAATGGTATGATATTGTAGATTTAGAACATCCTAAAATTTTTTGTATTTCTCTATAGGATTTCCCCTCATTTCTTAATTCTAAAATTTTTTCTTTCATAATTTTGTTTTATTATAAATAGTTCGAAACAAACAAAAATAATCGAACACTTGCACGTCTGGAGAATTTCGAAATCCCGACACCTGGTTTTGGAGACCAGTGCTCTGCCCCTGAGCTACAGACGTGTATAAAAAGTGACCCCGGTGGGACTCGAACCCACGACTCCCTCATTAAAAGTGAGGTGCTCTAAAACCAGCTGAGCTACGAAGTCAAAAAATTGCGGTGATGGGGAATTTCGAAATCCCGACTCTCTGATTAACAGTCAGATGCTCTGCCTCTGAGCTACATCACCATTTTCCCAATATGTCAAAGAACCTTGTTGTAACACCAAAAAAAAAACCCCGAACTTTGTAGTTCAGGGCCCTTCTTTATATATTTGATGATACGATTACATCTTATTAAGAACCCTGAACTTACGGCAATCTTGCCCCTTAATGGTAAACCACGATTGGCCCACGTTTGTCGGGAGATTACTTACGTTATGTGTTGAGTTCTGTTTCATTGTTTTCTTATTAAATATCAATTGTTTTACAAAAGTAATATAATTTTTCAGTTATGTCAAGTTTTTTATCAAATAAGTTTATAATAATTAGTTTAACCCTTAATATTTATCAAGTATGAAGGTTAAAAAATATGTCGATTATATTGTTAAAATGATTCCTGAATTTGAATTCGAAGGTCTTAGAATATATTGGTCGGGTGAGTATTACAAAAATTACAGAGTAGATAAAGTTCCGATTTACAAAGTAGATAACCCTAATAATATTCCATTTACAAAAATGGCAATATCTGCCGAGATAGAAGAAAGGATTTCAACAATACAAAAATTCTTACCCAATATTGATATTGCTCCGATTTTTTTATATTACCTATATTGTGATGATTTATATATCCCACAAAAAACTCTCGACAAGATTTCTAAATGTTTAAAGGGTTCAAAATTTGAAAAAATGAAAGAATTTTCTATAGACGGCTTACGTAAAGAATTTTTAGTTAAATGTTCTTTTGACGGAAATTTTAATATATCAGTAGATAGTGAGGCAATAGAATGGGATGTTAATTTTTATATTGATGAAGCGGTTTTATATTATGACAGTGAAGTTGAAGTTTTATCTAAAAAGGACGCTCGTGAAATAACACTTGACCTTTACGAAGATTATATTGAAAATGAAATTTGGGATTGTATCCAAGAAGATATTGGTGAGAACAAAGCCTTTGTTAATTTTGATTTTATGGGTTGGTATACCTTATTTAAATATATTCAATCCTGAACAAAAAATCTTTCCACATCCACACTAACACCAGTCTTATAGGTAATTTCTTCTGTAAAAACTTCATCAATAATTTCCTTAACTTCATTTTCAATTTCCCATCCCATGGATTGGTCGTTAAGAGCTTCTTTTAAATCAGTTATTCCATTACCAGTAAGTAATAAATCAACAACCCCTCCCGGTAAAATATAAACTTCAACCCACATTTGTCCGTCGTCTTGGTCTATTGGTTTTACTTTAAATTCAAAACTATATCCACCTGAAAAGTTGTATCGGTCTGTTTTGAAAGTTTGTTGTAATAATTCTTCAGTTAGTTTAACAGATTGTTCATTACCCAAGAAGTTTCTTAAAGTTCTAGTTAAGATACCAAATTGTTTTGACCAAACTGATAAATCAAAGAACTTCAAAATTGACTTATCAATATGTGGTTGTCCCCCCCGACTAACTTGTTTCTCAAACAATTTCTTAGCCAACTTTTCGAAGTTTGGTTGTTCCATCTCCTCTTTCAATAATCTATTTTGTTCTTCTGATATAAGATATTTCATTATTTATAAATATTACCAATCAATACCAGGTCCAAATTCCCTGTCGTCAATTATGTTTTCAATAAACAATTCTATATTTGGAATCCACTCACTAATTCTAGCGTTAATTTCTTCAATTAAATTATCAAAATCTTCTCTTTTTGAGTTTTTGTGTATGGTAACTAAAACTAACACACCATCAGTAAAGTGCATATAATCCTTTTTAGCAACATCATTAACAATTATTTTATTAACAGAATTAACTTCATCAAGTTCATCCATCTCACCCATTCCCCACTCTTCAGATTCTTCTCTGATTATATCAAGTGTGGAATTAATTAATCTCTGAATTGTGTTCCCTAAAGACTTAGCTTGGGATTCTGTAATGATAAACTTCATATAGAATAAATATTACCCTTCCAAGAAAGATAACACTTTATCTTTGATTCCAACTTGTTTGATACCTTCATTCTCGTTTGGTGTAAGGACAAAGTTATCCAATCCCCATTCGTGTTCAAACTCCATTCCATAACGTAGTCCTTTCTTACCCATGTCCAAATCGTCAATCGCAACCCAATGTGTAACTTCAGGATGTTCTTTTAACCAATCTTGGATTTCAGTACTTCTTGTTCCTTCCAAATCCCAATTACGATGCCAAGTAACTCTTGTTAAATCAAGCACATTACCTGTAAAATCAATTGGTCGTTTGGTGATACCATGTTTTTCGTAATAATCACCCATCTCTTCAACTGAACACCAAACTTTCCAATCGGAAGATACAACGATTTCAGCACCTGTCTTTTCCAAGATTTCATTTAATACCTTGATTGCCTTTTTGTCAAAGTTATCAAAACGAGCGTCAACAGGCATTGACATAACATCTTGACTCAACTTCTTTCTCGCCTTTTGTTGTTTCTTAAATCGTGACCCCCAATTACCTGATAAACAGATAACCCCATCGTGGTCAAGGAATATAACTTTCATATTATTTCTTTTTTGAGTATTTCTCTCGGTTTGTTTCTTTTTTAACTGGGTCGTATTTGTATTTTATTTCTACAGATATTGGACCATTCTTGAACTTATCCAAATCGTAAGTCCATACAGAAGTAGTTTCTTCTGTCTCGTAGGTTCTTTGAAATTTAGTTTTGTCGCTCATAAGGGAGCAAAGATACGAAATTATTCTTTATCTTCCAAATTGATTAATGGAACGAAATCTTCAGATGGTGAAAATTCAAAGTTATCAACAACCACAGGTAAATTAATATTAAAGAATTTAAGGAAGTTTTCTATATCTTCACCAATTTGAACGTAGAACTCAAACCAAAAATTAGTTACATTTTGTCTACCAGTCACCTTCTGTTTAGTACTAAAAACGGCAGAAGATAAGTAAAGATTAACCATTCCTTCACCATTAACCAACTTAACCGAAACAAAAAGGTGGTCAGTCATTTCACCAACACTTCTTAATTGTCTAATACCATCAATGTGAAATTGATAATAGGCTTTAACAGGTTGCCCTTCCAACTTGAATCTAACTCTATGGTCATACTCAAAGGTTTTACCTTCAATAAACTTATTTATTCTTTTAAGTTGACTATTCATCGTCTAACACCTGGTTTAGTTGTTCCTCTTTGTGGTCCGTCAGTTCTTTTATAATGAGTCACATTCGGTTTAGGTGTATTGATAGTCGGTGAAGGGTTGTTGTGTTGTGGTGGAGGTGGTGGTGGTAACGGTAGTGTTGTCTGTTGATAGTTATACGTTGGGTAATAATTGTTATTTCTATTGTAGTAGTTGTAGTCAGGATAGTTGTTATAATAAGTTACAGGTAATACTGTTCTGTTACCGTAGTAATCCTCAGATGACTCAGGCCTTTCCTTTGGTTCATGATGTGTCACCCAAAACTCTTCAGTTCTGTTCCAATACATCTCATCATCTTCGGGTCTTGTTCTGTCATCAGTTAGATTTTCAAAACTAGCACAAGATGTGAATAGTAAGATAAAAAATAATATGTTAAGATTTTTCAATTCCATAAACACGACCTAGATTTCTTTTTAGTTTTTTACCGGCTTTGTTAATTCTTGGTTCATACATTTTAAACAAATCATAGATACTTTTTGTTTTCTCTATGTTTTGTGGAACAGGATTACCAGTTTGTTTAGCAATTTGTCTATACTGTTTTATATAGAACTTATGTAAATTACTCAAATGATAAACAAGTGTGTCCTCACCACTTCTTTCTTTTATAATATTAACAAGACCATCAAAGAAGTCATCAGCATTAAACTTTTCCATCTTATCAGCAATTTGCCAGTAAGGTGATTTCATAAATTCTTCAGGTGTCATCTTGAAGGATTTTGAATACGCTTCTTGTGACATAGCATTTAACTCATATGGTTCTGAATAATAAACCAAATCCAAAAATGATGAGTAATAAGTAAAAATTTTCTTAGGGACATTTGGGTTAATCCCACCAGCAAATGTTTTTGTTAAATCAACCTCACCCTTACCTGTCGACTCCCATCTTTTATAGAACTCATATAAGTGTAACATTTCATGAGTAATACTATCTCTTAAATCATCAATCAAATCATTAATATCTTCAGGTTCAAATGAAGGTGTAATTAAAACTTCAACTTCCATTTTACCTATGATAGTTTTATTAATCTCTTTAAGTATTTTTTCAGGTATTTCAAGTGACGGAAGTTTCATATAAGATTCACCCTGTGATTCTTTTTTAATTTGATACATCGCTCCACCTGTTTTAAACTTAGCGTCGCCAGTAGGTTTTTTCACATAACCAAATTTGATTTCAATATCTAAACCTTCAACAGGAAACTCTATAAACGCATCCGGGTCTGACTTAACAACTTGTTTCATTACACTATAATCTAAATTAAGTGTCTCCGAATCATTTTTTTTATTAAATGTCATGTCTTCTACAATCGGAGTAACTTCGTTAAACACGATATTAATAAAAGGAATAGTCGCACGACTAACACCTAAATCTTCATTTAGTATTTGTTTATATTGTTCCTCTGTAATAATAACTTTCATTATAATAACGAATTAACTAAATCTTTAAATTGTTCTTTATTTTGTTGTATCCAATTTAATATATCAGGTCTGATTTTACCACCATAGGGTCCAAAAATTTTTGATATTTCTTCATCTTCTTTGGTAACTTCCATATATTGTTTATATTCT